TAAGTCCACTGCAGATCACAAGTACTTAGGTATAAACAATCCAGATATAGCTGCAAAGTTTCAGCTTCTTGTGGATAAACAGTTACAGAAGAAATAAACATTAGGAGAACACTATGGGACAAGGTCTTGTTGCAGGATTAGTTGACGCACTAGATGTGGAAGGAGAGGCTTCACAAGGCCCCCAAGTAAACCCTTTAGCCCTCGAAGGTACTACCTTATCATTCATTGACGGTGATACCTTAAAGGATTCATCCACAGGGGAGTCTATACGACTCCGTGGAATGGATTCAAGAGAGACAGCTAAGATAATCAATGGGCAGTATAAAGCTGGTGAGGCAGGCGCTGACGCAGCCACAGCGTACAACTGGGGGCTTGCCCAAAGGGGTGGGTTCACTAACGTTGTGTATACTGGTGAGACAGATATGTATGGCCGTGAGATAGGTGACCTACATGACGCTGATGGCAACTCCTTTGCTGATACACTTATCAGAACTGGTGTATCTCAGATTACAAAGTACAACTCAGAAGATGATGTCACTAGTTCACTATACGGTATGGCAGCTGATGCTGGTAGCAGTACATGGACAGCATACGATGAAGCTAGAACAGCTATCTATGAGAACGAGACCGACCAGTACGGTGGGTTACCAATGGAGAAGCTCATAGCTTTTGATGCAGCTGAGTATGCTGCTAATCCAGATCTCTATATGGCTATCAAGTCAAAGAACAAAGGGGCTGATTACGCTGGTCGTTCAAGGACTCCCTTTGGTACTGGCTTTGATGTTGGTTATGCAACACTGAGTAAGAGCCTCAACACCTTAGGTCAGACCCTTGCAAACCGCTTTGGATCTGATGAAGCTGAGGCTAGCTTTGCTGCTGATGCTGCTGTTAACCAGAAGTATATTGATGGTCGCCCAACTGTGAAGATGGATGTAACTGAGATTGACTGGACATCTTTTGATGAAGTCACCACAGGCATGAAAGGTATGCTTGGTACATCTATACCCTTCATGGGTGCAACTATGGTTGGTATGGCAGCAGCACCAGTTACCTATGGTACTTCTATGGCACTGCCACTGTCTATGTACACAGGTATGACTTTAGATTCTATGGAAGGTTCAGTGGAAGATAAGAACATCGGTGTGGCTATCGTTGCTGGTGCAGCTATGACTTACTTGGATAAGATAGGACTGAAGGGACTTGTGAGTCCTTCCATGATGATCACAAAAGAAGGTCGAGTAGAGGCTATTAAAGCTATAGCAAAGTCAGATAAGTTCAAACACTTACCACATGCTGAAGCTATGAAGGCTGCATCTGCGGAACTCTTAACTGTATCTAAAGCAGGCTTACTAACCTACATTGATGATGCTAAAGCATTTGGTGCTAACCAGATACTTAAGGGTCACCTGTTCAGGGAAAGTGTGAAGAGCCTTGCAAGGTCTACCGCAGGTGAGGGTGCCACAGAAGCAATGCAGGAACTCACTGAGTACACTGCCTCTGTTATAGGCTCTGATAAAGAATGGGACTATGACGAGATCCAGAACCGTATGACTAATGCTATCGTTGCAGGTGGTCTTATGGGTGCTGGCTTTGCCACCCCCGGAATTGCCTACCAAGTTGGTGATTGGAAAGCTGCTGTTGATGTTGTTAATGATAATGATGGACGGTTTGATAATGTCAACACACCATTCCGTAAGGCAGAGGAAGCTGAGTTCGGTTATGTAAGGTCAACAGATGAACTTGCTGCAGCTAATCACAAGGAAGCTTCAGGTGCCAATGGTCAAACAGAGACTGAGGATATCTTAGGTGAACTTGCAGATCAGCACGAAGCACCCAGCACTACACTGGAACATGTAAAAGCTTTCACTTTGAACCCTATGGTAGCCTTAAAAGGCGCACTGTCGCAGGCATTCTCGGCTGCTGAGGGACGTTCAAAGACTCTCCAGAAGATTGCTGATATGCTTGGTGCTACACGTAACAAAGTCTACAGTGGTCCGGGTATGGTGCAGGAACAGCAATTAGCAGTGGCTAAGTATAGTTCAATACTCAGGGATCAGGAGGCTATCGAGGCATCCTTTAATACACCTGCTGGACAGAGCTCTATGGGACGTTCAGACTACGTTAGTACGATTACCACTAAGTTCTACAGGGAAGTCGTGGAACCCTCCACAGAGGCTAAGAAGCCGCTTGATTGGTCTAAGGCTTCTCCGGAAGTTAAGGCTAACAAGGATGCACTCCTTAAGCTACATTCAGAGTTCACAACTCTAAGTGATACACTCCTTAACGATAACAATAAAGCTAAGGCTTACGATAACGAGAAGCCTACTGAGCGTCTACCTAACTGGGCTTATCGTCACAAGGGTTTCAGAACAGAGTTCATAGCTAAGAACAGAGAGTCTTTTGTCAACACGTTAGCATCCTCGTATAAGATGTCACACGCAGAAGCAACTAAACTAACTGATGCTATCCTTGACAATGAAGGTGTTGCTACACTTGGTGAAGCATTTGATATCACCAAGGGTGGTGTATCCCCATCATCCCAGAAGGTACGTCAGATGCACATCTCAGACAGACCTGAGTTTGATAAGTTCTTAGAACAGAACATCTTCAAGAACATGGGTGATGCATCACGAGAAGCTGCAAGGTTTCAGGCACATCGTAAGTTCATAGGTAAGGACTCTAAGTATCTGAACAAGATGCTAGGTAAGGTACGTACTGAGCTGCAAGAGACTATGTCTCCCGAGGAAGCTGAGAAGATGTTGAAGAAGATCGCATATGATCTACGCAATGTACTCAATGCAGAGTCTGGTAACTACAAGCGGATTAACAATGAGACCTTGAAGCAAAGTCAGAAGTACTTAACGTTACTTACGACTCTGCAGGGCTTGGCTAATGCTGCGTTCTCTTCTATGCCAGAGATGGCTATGATACCTGTTGGTGTATCTCGTGATGTTCTTGTACAGAACTCAGCGACTCAGGGTTACCTCTTTGGTAGCGCTGTTGGTGCATGGATGCGTAACTTGGCTGTCACTGCAAGGGTTGCAAAGCCCCGTGAGGATCTGGAGACCTTTCTCGATAAGAAGATAGCCAGTGTAAGATCAAGAGGTGAAGCAGATCCAAGGTATGTGTACTATACAAACATGAAGAAGATGCTCAAGGAGACTGGCTTTAAGGCTCAGGAGACTGGAGCAGCAACCACAACAGGTGTACAGGAAACTAACGAGATGACTCGTGGTCTTACTGATGCATTCTTCAAGGCTAACTTCTTACATGATCAACAAGACATGCACCGTATGATGCGTCTGTCATTCTTTAATGACTTCCTCATAGAAAAGCTAGACTTGATTGAAGCAGGTATGGGTAACACAGATACTGTTGGTGTCGCTGAAGCTAAGCATATGTTGAGGGAACTCGGTATCTCACTTCATACTATCGGACCAATAGCTAGTAAACTTAAGTCTGGTATCCCTTTATCTGATACTGAATCTACAAAGTACAAGAGTCAGTTCCTTAATGGAGCTGCTAACTTTGTGAACCAAGCAATACCATTACCAAATGCATTCAACAGACCATTGTTCTACAGTGACCCTCGATTTGCATTGCTTACCCAGTTCAATGGTTTTACATCTACATTCACAGCTAACCAGCTGCCTATGTTGTGGGATCAGGTAAAAGGTAAGAGTTCTAAGGGGTTAACCTACGGAACCTTTGCAGCTATGGGGAGTATGCTTGCACTTGCATTCATCTCTCAGGGTATCAAGGATGAACTTAAGTATGGTGAAACATCACCTTACCTGACTGACGCACAGAAGATTCAAAGAGCTGTGTACTCAAGTGGGTTATTAGGAACCACAGAGCGAGTGATAGGTAGTAACTTACTATTCCCTCTGTATGGAAATAGCAGTCATGGACCGGGTGAGTTCATCTGGGATAACATTGCAGGTGAAGCAGCAGCCACAGGTACTGTTGGTCGTATGTACGGTATGGTATCTGGAGCAATAGAAAGTGATGGTGATAAGTTCATTAAGAACTTCTACGGAAGTATCCCATTCATTGCACCTTATAAGCATAGAATTAATTATCAGTGGGGAAAGGAGGAGTAGCCAATGGCTAAAGGTAATATCATAGCAGGAAAATCAACAACATCAGCAGCGGAAGACGCAGCCTCGCGTGGTGACGTAATCAGTGGCATCATAAGTAGCTTGGACTTACCTAATGATGGTGAGTCAGTCATGCCTGCTGGTGATTACAATACATCATTGGATGTTACTCCGACTGTAGGCCAGATAGCAATGGAGCCTCAAGCAGATTCTGCTGAGGTCTCTGCTGCCAAAGAGGTACAACAGAAGGACCTTGAGGCTTCACAGTCCTTGCAGCAGTTGCATGGTACCAGCCTTGGTGACTTTGGACCTAAGGATATCTATAACATTGCTGGACAGGATGCAGCTCCACATTTAATAGAGGCTGTTAAGCGACTTAAGATGACAGACTCAGTGCTTATCTCATTCGATGAAGCTAAGAAGATGGAATCTGTAAAGAGTATGATGGGTGTTGAACGTGCACCTGCACAAGATGTATCTGCACAAGGTGACACACTAGACGCTCGTCTTTATGTTGATAAAGAAAAGACTAAGCCACTTAACTCGGCAGAAATCTTTGGTCACATAAATGCCGTCAGGTTCTCAGGTGACTCACGTACTCTGGAGGTCCTTCCGGATCTTCAGATACTTGGACTTACTCTGATGGAATCTGTGCTTAGTAAGCAAACTGAAGATGAATCTATGATTCCTCAGGCCATGCTTGATAGCTTTAGTAAGGATGACATCTCAGATATCGTAGGGTTGTCACCAAATGAGTTACAATCTGGAGTCTCTGAGGCACAGATTGGACGTACCCTTAACGAGGAGTGGCTTAAGTTCCAACAAGTACGTGAGCAAGGTATAGACACTGTACCTGATGCACACCTCGACCCATCTAATGAGTTGACTAAAGAAGCCTACGAGAAGTTAGGTATGTGGGTTAAGCAGATATATGCACTGGGTAATCCAATGATGTATCAGCAGGTTCAGGTTAACACTGGTAAAGGTAAGACCCGAGGGGACTACCTTATCACTCCACTGGGTCGTAAGATGTTGGAGAATAGTAAGAAAAACTTGATGCCACCTAGGATACATTCAAGGCCACAGGTCAGTAATAATCCACAACCTACAAACCAGTTCTCAAATGTTAAGGAATCTACTGGCATCGGTTATGTAGATCCTAAGCAGAAGGGTAAGAGAACACCTGAGGTTCAGGTACGTGAGAACATATCTAAGGTTCGCCATGTGATCTCCCCTGCACGACTTAAGTCTGGTATGTTACTCAGCCTTGTTGGTATGGGTGCGATAGCTGGTATGAAGATGGTTGATGGTATGGTTACTGTCAAAGGTAATGCTGCTGAGATGCTTGGTGCAGGTCAGAAAGCTGCTGATAGTATCAATAATGCATCACGTAATGCTATCTACAGAGCTGACATCCTTGCGATGGAAGCAGCTGAGCTTAAGCTGGATCATCCTAAGCTTGATAGTTTAAGAGAGAAGTCAGAGATACTTAGGTCTTTTGCTGCAGAGTCAGCCACACCTGAGTGGAAGGAGAGATCATACCGGCGTAAAGCTGCACAGGTACTTGAGATGTTGCAAGATATTGCACAGTTCAAGGATGACCCTATAAGCTTTGCTAACTACATCCAGACTGGAACCTCTCGTCTTGGATACAGTGCTCACACAATGAACATGCAGACCCACAAGCTTGCTCGTCAGTTGTACGGCAGTGGAACTCAATACCAAATCAAACCGGGCAGTAACTCTAATGCTGAGTATGCGATGTTGATTACTTGGGGTGCACAGTTGTTCACTGAGGGTAACACTGTACCTGAACAGATGGTTCGTAATATGCGTAAGCGTATATCAACTAAAGATGACAAGCTTATGTCTATCTCACGAGTTGGTAAGAAGCTTAAGGTTATCCTTGATAACTACAATGTTGATGCTACCACTGATGCACTACTTGCTATGGAGCAGGCTGAGAACCAGATCAGAGGTGTTGGTAATGTGATGAACACACTTGGTAACTTCCAAGCTGATGAAGATGTACGTCTGTTTATGGAAGCAGCATTTGATCACCCTGATGAAGCTATCAACTTGATTGAATCAGCTATTGAGGTTAGTCGTTATATGGATGCAGTTGAACGTGGTGGAAGCTTTGCTTCTTCTATGAGACCTGTTGAAGTTGATGGTATCTCTAACGGACTTGCAAGTATGACAACTCAGCTAGGCCTGAAGGATATCATGTACCGCATAGGCGTACTACGTCAAGACCCCAAGAAGGTTCTGGCTATGTATGATGGTGTTGAAGGTAACCTACGTGCTGTACTTGCGGCTAACATGACTAAGACATTACCACAGCTTGTTGATTCTGTTGAGTTCCGTAAGGAGTTCAAGGTAACTATCGATGACTTACCTCGGATTGAAGACATCCTTGCACTTGCTATTGCACAGCCTAATGAGTTCCTCAAGCCACCTCTTATGACACTACCTTATGGTCAGGCTATTAAGAGTATGCTGTCTGCTATGATGAACACAGTCACTGCATCTGAAGGTCTTACTCAGATAGCTTCTGAGATGGAAGGTGGTGTACCTAAGCTGTCTAAGATGCTCCATATGATCCTTGCCAGTAACCTTGAGGAAACTCTTGGACCTGAGGTAACCGAGTTCGCTGAGAGCCTTAAGTCTGTAACAAGACTTGGTATGCTTGCGGATGAACCTATACGTTACAGGAAAGCAACAGGTACTTGGACTTCTGTAGGTACAGCAGACTATGTTCAGCAGGAAGGTGCCCCTGTGATCTCTCAGATACGAGAGAAGTACGTTGAGGCTCAAGGTGCTTATGTCTATGGTGATCCGGGTAAGAACAAGCCATCTGTACTTGGCAACACTCGTGCCACAAGGAACAGCTACCAATCTTCTAAGATAGAGCATGGTGCTTTAGGTAGGACTTCTTCTGGTGGCTATAAAATCCAACAGAGTATACTACCTCAGGTTATCATAAGTAACGATGGTTCTTCCATTGCTAATGCGTACTCTGGTGCTAGTTACAAGAAGATACAACAAGAGTCAGGTACTGATACCCCGTATATCACAACGATATATGATGCTGTCATCGGTGACCTTGGATCCTTTAAGTCTATTGTAGATTCAATTAACAAGGCTTGGCTGGATGCTTCGATTGAGTACGATATGATTAAAGAGATTGCCGATGGTGCTAACGATGCTTACAAGCGTGGTGCAACTAAGGTTAACCTCCTTGCCAATCAAGATCCTAAAGGTCTTGTAAGTAACACTCCACAGGCTGAGTACATGCTTGTTGAAGCTGGTAACTTACTTTCGTTCAGAGACCATAAGAAACCTTTGACTGAAAGTGAAGGCTCTATCCTCAGTATCCTTAGGGATGTAGAGGGTCGCTATGCTGCACTGTCTAACAGTGAGAAGCGTAACCTCCCAACTCAGAGTCATCTTCTTACCAACCAACAGGCTCGTATGTTGTTCATTGCACTTACACCCAGTATGAAGTCTGATCTTCAGAACTTATATAGTGTTGCTTCAGCAGCAAAGGCTCGTAGGTCTGAGCTTAAGAAGGTACTAGGTAAACACCCTGTGTTCCAGTACCATGTAGATGCACTCAAAGAGTTCTTCTTCAACTAATAAAAAAAGAAGCCCCACCAGAGTCCGATTAAGGATCCTAGTGGGGCATTACCCTCAGGTATACATTACGTATACTTGGGGGTTATTTTATTGCTTGTCTGCGATAGCTTGTAGTACTGTCCTACGACCAGTGGTACGCTGAGACTCTGCATGAGCCATAGCTTCTTCCTCTGACAGACCTTCAGCTACAGCACCAGAGTAGTTCTGTTCCCAGACTTTACTAAGGATTGCTTCATTGATCTCTGGGGTGTACGCAAGGGCGGGATCTAAGTTGAACATCTCAACGTATTCCATGTCGTCAATTCCCGGTACTATGTTGTGTGATACTTTATCATTACTCATCTTTTACAAATACTCCGTCTACCATACGACCTGTTCGTACAGATATTTTATTATAGGCTTCATCTAAACATTCAGTAAGATTCAGCCCCCATAGGTTCGCCTGTATCACCAAGGTGACAAGTACATCCCCAAGTTCATCACGGATATCATCAACATCACCTGAGTGGACAGCATCCATGAACTCTACAGACTCCTCTTCAAACTTACCTAGTTGCTTCATCTTACGTTCCTTCAACTCAGGGCCATCCTCAGTATGCCCAAGGATACCCTTAACATAAGCCCAGTTTACTACCTTCTCTTCTAGTTCTTCAAAGATGTTATACATTAGTCTTCTTCCTCGTCATACTCAGCTGATTCTGCAATGGATAAGAATACAAAGTTAGATGTTGCCTGTAAGCACCCAAGCATTGCTACGTTGGTCATAGCACCATTGTACTTCAGCACTAGATCATTTAGTTCTTGCAGCAGAGTGTTCTCAGCCACATGACGTTCGGGTAGTTGTGTTACGTTGTTCATATTAATTTCCTTAACAAAAGAAGTAATCAGACGATAAGATCTCAGAGATATCTAAGGTACCTAGTTCTGGTTGTTTAAGTGTGTAACCCTCTCGGGTATCCAGCAGCATATCTTCTATGACTGTGAAGAAGTTTTCACTGTTATATATCATAGCGAACTGCCATTTGGTGTGTTCAAGTAGTTTATCCACATCACATGCATGAGTCGAGAATGAATCATGTATAGCCCCGAAGTCTCCACTGAAGCTCTGTATAACCTTGGCCATGTGAGCTGCGTCCATTGAGTGAACGAAGTTAGGGCTACATCCAGACGCAAAGGATCTACGGCAGGGTATCAGGTCTCCATTAGGTGTTATGTACGGTATCTTAATGCTGTGACCTATCTGCCCAAGACCACGTATGGTACTCCGTACTGTGATGTTCTTCTGCCTCCAGACTTCATACAGCACTGGGAATCCCGAGGGAGTTGTCCATTGTGTACATGTGTTGCCTGTTGACAGAATGTGATCAGTCATCTTCTGGATAAACTTCATGGTCTTTAAGGGGCCTACGCAGGTGTCATTGATTGCAAGTATTAGTTGCTTTGACAGAGGGGTACAGTCATCTTCTGTGATATTGTACTTCGTGTCATAGCCCTCTACCTTACAGTCATAGTACATATTAGCACCAATCTTCTTCTGACCTGCTGAGTATGCCCTTGTCATAGACCCACGCTTTGCTATACCTTTACGGATAGCTTTCATTGGTATCTTACGTTCATTAAACCAGTCTGGCATTCTATCTATAAGACGCTTGGCAACTTGGACATAGAAGTCCTTCTGGATCTCATTAGGTACAAGAGATACCAGCTCACCTGCTTGCTTGTCTTTACTTATAGCTGCCAGATGTTGCCATCCATTGTTACTCCCATCCACAGGGATAGGTAGACGACTCATATAGACACCCTCAGCCTCTGAGTATCCTTTAAGATCCAAGCAACATGCAAGAAAGCTTACTGGCTTCTCTGCTTCTGGCCTGAAGATCTGACCATCCGCTAAGTGGTTTATCCAAGTCAGGTTGTTCAACGTCCACAACTCTCGATCCCTCAGTGTCATCTTGTCCACTGATATAGTAGCTAACCCTTCGTCTTGAAGATAGGTTTGATAGTCCGCTGTTATCCATGTAGGTAGTTCCTCTAGTTCATATGATTGGTTGTAGGAACAAGCTGTGTGTATACATAGCCATCGGTACCCTGCAGAGTCCATAGGTTTTGCATTGGCAAACTCAAATAGACCTTTGGATACGTCAGAGCCTTGGAAGTTTAAGAAGGGTTCAGTGTAGTACACACGCCCCCTGTAATCACATTCCACCATCTGATAGAAGTCGTTAGTACCTATTGCATGAATCTTTGCAATGACGAACTTCATCTCAATTGCCTTTGACTTAGCTTTGATTGACTGATCCTCAAGATCTATGAACAATCCGAGGTTAGTTTCTAAGGCTTTGGCTAGTGTGTTGTTAAGTCTCCAAGATACTTGTTGCAGCTTGTTAAGAGCAGTTATAAATGGTGCTCCTATAAGCTGCTTAAAGTCCTCCTCTGAACTCATTCGCTTTATGTATGGACGTTTGGTGAACTCATTACGTAGCCCTGTGATGTCCTTAGGTGGTGTGAAGGATGTACCGATCAGGGTATCTCTTTCATACTCTGGTGGAAGATCACCTAACTCAGCCCACTTATCCAATAGTAGTATGATGTAAGGTGCTCGGTGACCTGAGTACTCTCTTTCAATGTGGATATAATCCAGTTGAAGGAAAGCCTCTAAGTACAGATCACCTACTGCTAATATCTCCTGATGGTTAGTGTTTAATACACCTAAAGCAGACAGCACCTGTAAGCCTATCACAGTCGATGTGACAGTTAGTTTAAAGGGTGCTGACGTTGACCTTCTGGACTTCTGATAAGCTGCCACAGCCCCTGCTACGGCCCTTACAGTGAGCTTCTGATAAGTGTGACCATATGGGATCATGCTGGAGACTAATCTGGCACCTTCAGGAGGGCGTCCCCTGAATGTATTACCCTCACACCTTTCTCTTATGTACTCAGTTATTAACTCGACACCTAAGGAGTTATCCAGTGTAGCTGAGGAAGTCCTCTTGTCCTTTGAGTCTTCCGGTTGCTGTGTCATAGTATGCTGAGCCACAGTCTCCAGTGCGTCCTGTAAATCTGGACTTAAGTACTCTGAGTTTGATTGTGTTACGTTCATCTTCATCTTCTGCCACTAAGTTACGTGAGAATGTAATTATATCAAAGCTGATCTGTTTGATCGAGCCTGAACCCTTGATGTCATCTATTGAGGATAGATAGCCTTCTTCAAATGACTTACCGCTTTGTGACTTCCTGAGGTGACTGATTAAACCAAGCCATACATTATGTTTCTTAACAACCTTTAACAGGTCAGACATGATGGAGTCTATAGCTTCGTTACCAGTCTTACCTCCGGCTCCTTCAGATACTGCTATGGTTATGTGGTCTAAGATGATGTACTCACAACCTAACAGACACAAGTTCTCGATCTGGTCGATCAGACTGGAGTCAGAGACTGCACCGTTATGGTCAAGTAGTATCAATCTTTCATTACCAAAGACCTTCTCGTAAGCACTACGTTCCTGCTCAGGAGTAGGATCCTTAGGTGCAAACATCTTAATGAACTTCTCTGCAGAATCCCCTATGGACTCCTCAAGAGACACCATACCTATACTATCCTCAGTCTGTGCTTCGATCTCTAATACAATCTCTTTGATCATAGTGGATTTACCAGAGCCAGTGCCTGAGGTGAACAATACTATCTCACCCTTACGCATACCGTCAAGCTTATCGTTGAGTCCTTGGAGACACTTGGGGTATGGTATTGACAGTACATTCTTACGAGCAACGTATGCATCCCAGATAGCCTCACCGCGTACGATGGAGGCAGGGGTATACTTACGTGCATTGAAGACTGCATTCATGATATCTTGAGGTGTGGAGTCACAGGGGTCATTAGCACTGAGTGTTGCAACCAGTGTCTTGTCCCAACCAATGATCTTAGCTGCTTCCTTGACTGCTTTCTCACCTGCCTCATCTTGATCGAACATCAGGATTATCTCGTCAAATGACCTGAGCCATTCACGATTAGCCACGAGGATCTTCATGTTACTTGAGGATGGTAGGGATACTACGGGGTATGTACGCTTATACTTGTTAAGCATAGCCTGCTGCACTGCAATAGCATCTAACTCACCCTCTGTGATGATCACTTTGAAACCACCCGGTTGGAACTTAGATTGTCCGAATAGCTCAAGATCCTTATGCTTTAACTCACCAACTACTCGGAACTCCTTGGGTAGAGTACGCTTCTTACAGGCTACTACTTTACCTTTGACAGTGTATGGGTAGTAGTGTGTGGTGATCTCACCTGCAGCGTTATAGGCAACCTTCATGTCATAGACTTCACATGCTGTCTTAGTAAGGTTACGTTCACGTACACCTGCTGTGTCGTAGTTACTGATGTCTTGGAGCGATTCACCACTCATATCATAATCCTGTTGTTTGTTGTTAGGCTTAAACTTTGATTCAACTGTGTCGTCATACTGGTCTAGGAATGCAGGTTTGTCACATGCAAAGCACTTACCTCGCCCATTAGACCATAGTGCGACTGCATCAGAGGATCCACAGTGGAAGCAGGGGTAGTGCTTGGTAAATGATTCAGTCATCAGTTCCACCTATCTTCTTTGTAGGCTTTGTTATCTAGACGTCTGGTGCTGGCTTTGACTTTATGATCAAGTCTCTGCTGCTTCTTCTCCTTTGGCTTTGATAAGTACTCTTCCGGTTCGATAGATTTCATTAAGTCTGCTTTTAGTTTCATCTGTTATTGCTTCTTTAGGTATGAATTTAACTGCACCGATTTGTCGATTCAGGTATAAAGGGATCCCTTCGGGACACTTCTCCGTGAGTACATCTAAGTACCATTGAACTTTACATTCTGCTGCTGATAGCCCACCTCTTGTCTTGAACAATTGGATTATATCAAAGGATAACTCAGATCCAGATACTCTCAGTTCATTGATGTGCTTTGAGGAACTTGTATACTTCTTCCAGTTAGACTCCTTGTCTCGTTTGGTCTTCTTGTAAGAGTGGAACTGCTTTTTACCTATGTATCTGATAGGGTTACCATCAGGTACTGTTACGGTTATCAGGTAAATGAAACCGAAGTAGTCATCCACTTCGAACTCATCACCATCATATGTCCAGTGGCCTAGTGGTTCACTTTGCATCGTTAAGTGCCTCCATTTCTTTCACACGTAGGTATGCAGCTTGGACAATAAGCTCTACTAAGTTATCATGTGATCTGAGTGTTACCCCATATCCTTGCATCCCGGATAACTTATCCAGTAACCTTGCTGCTTCATATTGTACGTTACATCCGTATTGATTATCATCCATCAGTAAATACCTCTTCAATAGTTAAACGTCTGAACCCATTCCAGTCTCTCCTCATATACAATAAGTTAAAGCAGGTCTCAAGCTTCGGTTTCCAGTCACGAGGATGATGATCACGCCATGTGTTCCCAACGACCTCCAGCATATCTTTTGTCGGTACATCTTTTAAGATCTTCTCGGCTTTCTTAGGGCCGATACCTTTGAGTCCATGAATGTTATCTGTGCTGTCACCTGTAAGCATCTGAATACACATCTTATAGTGACCTTCATCACCATCAATAAAGTATTGAGTCTTCTTGTTGAAGTTATAGTGCCAACCCGGAACCATATCAATATCTTTATCTATGTGAGCGATAACATAGTGTTCACCAGCATCATACGCTTCCTGTGCCCATATGGATACAATATCATCAGCCTCACAGTTATCAGACTTGAAGCATCCAGTTTCCCATGCGTACTCAGTTACTGCTTCCC